CCGGCAGGAGGTCTGAGAATTAACTTTCAGACCAAGGACTCAATGTCCGCTTTGCATCTTTATGTTAAGTGGGCTTGTGCCCGACTCAAGAGTGTCACAATTTGGCGGTGAAAACCGTCAATGGGCGTGGCGATCGGCTCTGACAGAAATGTCAGGGTATGATTGCCATAACCCGAGTGGTTGGTAACAATCACCCCTTAATTGGGGTACCTGCGGCCCCCGCAAGGGGAAACCGAAGTGTTACCTTCCAGTGATGGATATGGTTTGGCTCACATGTTGCAGGAAACTGCTTTGGTTCTGTTCAGGGACAGCGTCTCTGTTCATTTAACAATACCCCGTTAGGGCGTATCAGTTTAAATGACATTATCGTACTGACCACTCAATTAGGAGTAAAGGGGAAGTAGCCACTCGGCAAACAGGCTAGTCTGCTTCTCGGTTAGTGCGCTGGTGTAAACCTGATGCGTATGCTGACAATACAATATGACAGAAAAATCAATGAACTTTAAAAACTTCCATACTAAACTAATGTTTACCATGTTAGCTCTCTTGGTGAGTTGACTCCGGTCATTTAGTATATGCAGCAGTACCTTGTATGAGCTTCCTTCTGGTCTCTGCCTAGAAATAGGTGGAGGTCGTTGGATCCTCATTAGGATTTGGGGGATTGTGAATTCTCCCCGCTTCTTCCAAGAGAGGTCTCTTCCTCCCCCGAATGGGGAGGTCGAGGGGGCCTTGGAAGTGGGGAATTCCAACATCTTTCTTCTGTGGACCTTTCGGGGTTCATGGAGGTGGGTGTTGACTGTCTTGTACAGTGCAACGATCCTATCCTGTACTGCTGTTGCTTATGGTCTGATTTTGATAATCAGGTCCTGAAAACAGAATAACATGTGAAATGAATCAGATGCCATCTTAGCTATACCTATTTGGCAGGTGAAAGGGTACCTTTCTAGGGTATCTTCTAATCTGCTTTCTTGGTCTAGATGGGATGTAACTGGTATGATCTCTGTAAAAGGAGGTCGGCCGTTGGTCGACTTGTTCAAGCGAATGATTCGGCTAATGGTGGGTGAAACAACTGGGGCCCAAGTGAGATCCATTGTATACGCACTTAGGTCTTTCCATCGGATTGCTGTTAAGCAGGGCGTAAGGGGACTTGTGATTTATTCCAAGTCTTCTTATGTTCTCCTTCAGCAGTCCTTGGGAGGGTTTAAAGTGCCCGATACGGGTGAATTAGGATGCAGGGTCGGTAGGACCATTGGTGGATTACCACGAATTATCCCCGCTGAATCTAGGGAGCGAATACGGGCAGGTGACATTTCACTGATACGAATCTGGTTGACTCTGTTCTCTATTTATAGAGTTATCGAGTTCCCAGGTAAGTTGAAGTTGAACACTATCACCGATCCGGGGAAAGAAATTTATAGCCTCCTACCGGAGGTTATGCGTTTCATTCCCATCTTTTGGTCTCGCACTAGTTGTGAGGTCATGGATGATGAGCTTCCTTTCAGGCAGGATCGTTTAGTCGCGAAGCCTTGGCATATCTCATCAACCAGTCCACTTAGTGGATTGTATGATGAGGAGGCCTTTGGCGGCTTTCAGGATAAAATCCTAAAAGCCTCGTCAGGTCGTGAGACCGTGGCTGATTCCGCTAAGGCTCTTCTTTCTTCGACAATCTGAGAGCCTTTCCAGAGTTACTGTCTTCGGACTGGTAATGAGGGGATGCTTCAGGCAATTGCGCATGTGGCTCGGGAGTCTAGGCTCGTGGGAACGCATTCATTAGGGAAGTTGGGTTTTAAGGAAGAGGCGGCTGGGAAGATTCGTGTTTTCGCTATGGTGGACTGTTGGACTCAATGACTCTTTAAGCCGGTGGAGACAGTTGTTTTCAACTGACTCCGTTCGCTTCCAGAGGATGGTACTTTCGATCAGTATAAGCCCGTAAGGAGGTTGCTGGATTCAGGGTGTCAGACCCTGTGATCTTTCGATCTCTCTGCGGCTACCGATCGACTACCCGTGCTCCTACAGGAGGCATTGCTAGCCTCTATGTTTGGAAAACGGATAGCATCAGATTGAAGGTTGATATTGGTTGACAGGAAGTACAAGATCCCTAAAAAGATCAAGTATGGAATAAAGACCACCAGATACGTTCAGTATGCTGTTGGACAGCCTATGGGAGCGAAAAGTTCTTGAGCTATGCTAGCACTTACACATCATTTTATCGTTCAGTGGGCTGCTCATCGGGTCCTTACCAGATGAGAAACCCGTGGCCGAAAGGCTGGGCTGAGGTGTAGAGGAATGTGGTTTAGTGATTATGCGGTGCTTGGGGATGACATAGTTCTCGCGAACTATGCGGTGGCTAAAGAGTATCGAGTCATAATGGACCGTCTTGGCGTTGCCGTAGGCCTAGCAAAATCTCTTGTGTCCCGTAATGGGACATGTGAGTTTGCGAAACGTACATTCTACCGCGGAAAGGACGTAAGTCCGATCCCCGTTAAAGAATACGTGAGTGCTACTATGGAGTTGTCTATGTTGCCTGTGCTTATCGCGAAATATGATGCTTCGTTCGGGAACTCCTTAGCTGCACTTGGATACGGTTATAAAGTCTTGGGTTCTATTGGTTCTGACATCCTAACTCATTCAAATCGAGTCCGGAATGTCGGAATTCTTTTCCACTCAAAAGTAGCTCCTTTGAGTGGATTGGTACCATGATTTTCTATTGAGCGGTTTAATGCGAAAGGTGATCCTGCCGATCTGGTGTTCCGTAAACCAACGGAGCTTCAGGTCGAACAGGCTCGTCTTCGTTACGTTGAAATTGTCTGTCAGATTTTATTTGATAGAGCAAAGTCAGTGACGATAGCCTTAGCCCGACTGATAGAAATAGTGGGTCTTGACCCGCGAAGACTAGGGAAACCTAAAGAATCAGGTTTCTTCCTTGATGGAGTTCCAGTCATCCGCCATCCTACCAATAGTAGGTGGATAGCGGAAGAAGGGTACTACATCCCGGCCAATGAAATCTCTTCTATCCGAAAGGGTAGAGAGGCTTCTGAGGTGTCCCTTACATATATTTCCCTTCATGGGGCTAATATAATGGAAGGGTCGGAGAAACTGGCTCGTGTGTTCGCGTTGATAGAGTTCTTGCAATCTGAAATAGGTCTGTCTCTCTCTGTTGACGGGGTGCGGAAAGTTGTTCAGGACATTGAGAAAGTTCTGACCTCTGTTCCAATTGTGAAAGATCTTGATCTCGCTATGTTCGAAGATCCTAAGATCCTCGACAGATCCACTAATCAAGAGTTAGCAATTTGGAACTACGCATCTAAGCCAATACAGAGACCGGATCTTAAATCGTCTAGGGCAGTGGCGCAGTTGAGACTTTGGGACCCTAGGATTCCTTTGGGAGTCCTTGGGGCCTGGGTCTTCTACCCACGCTGGATGATGGATTTATGCTTTGTCTCACTTGGTCAAAGAATACGTAGGGTGTTACATAGGTTCATGTTCTGGGAAGGGGCTATGCTCGTTACTTCTCCTAATTATTTGGATAGTCTGGCTGCTTCGATGGTCCTACTTTATAGTGGGATCATCCTTTTATTCCGTCCTGAGCTTGTGGAGTTTATACCACAACCTCAAGAGGTCGAACCGACCGTTGTCAGTTCGGCGTGTGAGTCCGTTAGTTTGGATTCACAGGGGATGAAAGGTCTAGTGGTTGCAGGGGGG